TTGTCTCAAACTTTTTAGTGCCGTTATGGTATAACTCTACAGCTCCATTAGGAACAGCAACTATCATTGCTTCACTGTCTGCATTATTATTAATAGTCACTCCATCACTTAATAATCTTAAGTAGCCGTTTCCGTTCTTTATTATGCTTTGATTACTATTGTTATGGTATATTTCTAAATCTGACCCTGTACCAAACTGAGCTTTTACATTGTCGTTATAAGTGTTAGCACCTGTAAAAGTATTACCAGTTGTAGTTGCAAAGTTACCTGTAGCTGTTACACCACCCTGCCACTGTGAACCTGTATAAACTTTAAGTTCGTTAGCAGAAGTGTTAAAGTATAAGTCTCCGGCAGCTAGTGAGTTACCACCTCCGTCAGTTGATGGGTCAGAGGATGCGATCTGATATCTGTCAGCAAAGTTGTTTACATTAGAAATATTACTTCCTACAGTATTAACGTTGGTTATAGAACCAGCAACTGTGTTAATATTAGTAGCGTTAGATACCGCACTGTTAATATTACTTGAGTTATTTGCTACAGCTGTAACATTAGAGTTGTTTCCAGCAACTGCATTTATATTAGACGCATTAGAAACTGCTGCATTTATATTAGACGCATTACTAACTGCACTATTTATATTAGATGCGTTAGAAACTGCTGAGTTAATATTAGACTGATTACCAGCTACAGCATCAATATTTGTTTTGTTTGAATTAACTGCATTGATATTAGTTGAGTTATCAGCTACAGCAATAATCTTAACTACATTATCAGATACTGTTTTAATAGGATCATCTTTAACTGTAATATCATTACCCATACCACTGTGGTTTGTACAGTAATATTGGAAACCACTTGGTTGTGATTCTGGAACTACAAGTTGTATCTTTGCTCCAGCATTACCTTGAGTACCTGTTACAGTTACTCCAGTGTTATAAACACTTCCACCACTTTGGAAACGTAATGGATGAGATCCAAGAGTATTAGAACTTAAATCAAATGTATATGTCCAGCCTTTATATAATGTTAGTGCAGGGGCTTGGGCACCATCTATATAAAACTTACCACCAGATGCAGTTACAGTAAATGTTATCTCATCTTCTAGGGCATCAGCTACAATATCTAACGAGCCGTTAGAACTACCTGTAGTTGCAGCATTAGTAATTAGACCTAAATCTTCACTATATGTTATAGCACCAGATACGATAGCAACGTCATCAAGAACTGACTGAGAAGGAGTGATAGTCGCAAATGCACTACCGTTCCATACAGTTAAGTTATCGTTACTGCTATCAAACCATAGGTCACCTACCTGTAGTGATGTGCCATCTGCTCTCTGTGTAGGAGCACTACTTGCTATCTGATATATGTCAGCAAAGTTATTTATGTCTGTTACATTTGCACCAGCTGCTGCGATATTAGTTATATTAGTAGCTACAGTATTAACTTGAGTTGCTATAGGTACTAATCTATGAAAACTATATGTATGTAATGTAGATGTTGACTCTACTAAAAATCCAAAGCCTGTAGGTATAGCAGCAGACACACCAGTTATAGTAATATTAGCATTGTTAGCTAAATTACCGTTAGCTATTGTAACTGTTGTACCGCTTGGGGTTAGTGTAGTAGACGCTGCCTGTATACTTAATATAGCTGCTTGTCCTGTAGCACCTTGTGGGTTTGTGTTAGGAAAATGCTGCTCACTTGTTATAGCTGTAAAACCACCAACTTCATCTATAAGGTCAATAATCCGAGCATTTATAGCAGCTGTAGTAGCAACAAATGCGTCAGAGTTAGACCAAGAAACTCCACTAGCAATAGTTTCACTAGAGTCCTGTCTAAGGAACTTAGCTTCAGCTTCTGTTTCAGTATAGTATCTACCATCTAAAGATGTTGTGTTTATTTCGGATAGTGTAAGCTTGTCAGATTGTAGCAGAGTTTTTATCTCACTAGCAGTCTGATCGGCTGTAGCTGCTGTTTCTATACCAGCTAGCTTGCTTTGCTCTGCATCACTATATTCGTTAGTGTCAGCATTAGCTTCGTATGCAGTTTTTATTTCTGCGTTAGTCTGGTCAGCTGTAGCACCAGCCTCTATAGCATTTAACTTGGTGTGATCTGCGTCAGTAAATACATTACTGTCAGATGCAGCTTCTACAGCTGCTCTAATTTCTGCATTTGTCTGATCTGCTGTGGCACCAGCTTCTATTGCATTTAATTTGCTGTGGTCAGCATCTGTAAATACATTACTATCAGTAGCACTTTCTACAAGTGTTCTAATTTCGGCTGCTGTCTGGTCAGCTGTAGCATTAGTTTCTATAGTGTCTAATTTTGTACCATCTGCGGATACATCTCTTCCATCTACAGTTCCAGTTGTTGCTATATTCTGTGAACCAAAATCAGGTGAGATTTTAGTACCAGCTATAGCAGCACTATTATTAATGTCAGCATTAACTACTGTACCATCAACAATATTAGCACTAGCTACTGTAATGTCAGTAGGTAATGCACCACTACCTAACTTAGCTAATGTTACGTTATCATCTTTAATTTTAGCTGTGGTGATAGCGTCATCTTCTATATTAAACTCTTGAACTTTTCTATCAGTTGCGTTTGCACCGATAGCTTCTTGGAGTGCGTGACGTACTTGTTTAAAGTTAGCATTAAGCTCACCAGCTTTTAATGAGGAGCCGGCTGAAAATGTAGCTTTGGAAGCATCGACGTCTGTTTGTCTAAATATACGAACAGGTGTAGTACCTGTAGGTATATTGTTGGTGGTAAATCTAACTGTACCACCAGATGTAGTATTATAATTTTCGACGGTATAGTGGGTGGTGAGAGTTTTGACTACATTATCAACCTCTACTTTTACCTCGCTTGTTGTAAATGACGGAAAGGTGAAACTAAAATCAGCATTATTAGTACCTGTTCCCTGACTTCCCGTATACGAGTTTTGTTGATTTGCCATTTATTTATACATAGTTAATAAGGAGGAAGATTGATTTGCTTTCCGTTCTTGTAGTGCCTCTTTAGCTTTTTGTTCAGCTATTAATATAGCAATCTTGTCTACACGCATGATATCTCTCCATGCTGCTTTTCGAGCTTTTTTGAATAATCTATCAATAACTTGGTTATGGTAGTAATCTCTAGCGTCAAACTCACCACGTCTTCCGGCTCTTATATCACTATACATTAATTGCATAGATGCAATAATCTTAGGATCTTTAGCTAACTTAGTTAATTCATATTCAAGATTATACTTTCCAATAGCTTGTTGGAACATTGATCTAATCTCAGGATGGTCAGTTAAATTAGTACCATCAGGTGCATAGTATGTGGACATACGTAAATCGTATCCACTATTAAATAGGAAAGATCTACCGTCTGATTCTTCTAAATTAATAGAAATAGGACTGATAGCATTAAACGCTCTAGTTAGAAAATCGTGGTCTCTAATCGGTTTACCGTTTAACATATCATATTTAATAGGTAACGGGGTTACTCCGGGGATATTCTCTGATGCTAAGTTTCTGTTACGCCATGACTGGAATACACCTGAGTTTATTTCTCTCATATAAGGAGTAATAAGGCGTCCTATTTCATTTCGTAAACCAGCTAAAGGTACTGTATTATTCATAAGACTAGCTGCGATACGTTCTACCTGACCGGGGCGTCCAGCAGCTAAATCAACGAGTTGTTGAATACCAGCTAAGTATGATTTACTAGATATAGCTTGTGCTATAACTAATGATATTTTTTGTAATTCTCTTTCTGTCCATTCTTCACCCATAAGCATACTAGCATCACCGACATCAGCGATTGTAGATAGTATAAGGTTAAATGGTTCTATAGAGTCATAACCTACTCTTACTTCTCCTAGCTGTATAGTTCTTGGTATGTACCCTCCATCTATCCAACCTTGACGTTTTTGTCTATCAGCTGGTCCGTTGCCTGATAATCTACCAGACATCCAAGAGTTGATTCCAAGGAATACTATAGCAGAACCCATAGCAAATCGGCCTGTTTGTAAAGCACGTGCGTTAGCTAATTCTTCTACAGTATTAATACCATATTTTTTAAGAGGAGCTAAGTTAGATGGGTTTGCAAAAGCTATATCATTAAATTCTTTAACTAAGAAATTAAAACCGGGTGTATGCTTACCTGTTAACGCTAATCCGTTTACACCAGTTCTAGCAAATAGGAAGAATGGTCTTACGTATGGGTTAGCTGTTAAAACGTCGTTTAGACCTTTTGCAAAGCCTGTAAGTTCTTGGGTAAGTGTAACTTCTTTACGTGCAAAGTTTGCAGCTTCATCTACTAAATTACCGTTTGCATCAAATATCTGACTATAAAAATCATCTTGATATGCTCGCATTAATGTTGGTGTAATTTTTGGTAGTTCAATACCATTACCTTGCATATCTAAGACTTGACGCATCGCTTTTTCTCTCAGTTTAGCTCTACCAAGTAAAAACGCAAAGGCGTCGTCAGTTGCTGCCATGATCTTAGTGGAGTAAGTAAAGAAATTATTATTATTTACATTACGTACCATGTTAGTAAAGGCGAATATAGCACGGTCAACTTTATCAGCTCGACCACTATCTTCTGCCCATCTACGTACCAGCTCCCAGTTTGCGTCTCCTTTTGTAAATTCAGTATATCTTGTTTTAACTGTTGATAATTCACCACTCCAGTAACCATTTAACTTAGTAAAGAACAAATCAAATGCTTCTGGTATAGCTTCCATCATACCATTCATCGAAGAAAGACTAGCTCTGATTGTAGTTGAGTCTCCGTCGAATGGGTAACGTATCATCGCTCCCATAAAAGTTTGTAATGGTCTTAGGAATGTTGCAGTACCTGTACCTAAAAGTGCCCGCATTGGAGTTTTAGGTCCGCTTAATATACTGTGACTTACCATTTCTTGTAAGCTACGTATCAAAGCACCTGTACGGTCTGGTCCTCCCTCATCAATTTGACCACCTTTTAGTATTTTCCTAGCCCAGTTATCAAAGTCATCTAAATTATTTACATTCTTCATCATAGAGAACGCTTCAAATAACGCATTTAATAAGTTATCATCTTTGCTATCTTTAGATATCTTAAGAATAGACATAATAGACTCTTTAACATCCTCTATTTCAGACTGAACGGCTTGATTTACTGCGTCGTTTAGCTGTTGCCTAGTTTTACCAGCACCAAACTGTCTGAAATAATCAGATGCAACGAACCTAGATTTCTTTGTTTGGTATAAAGCTGTTAACATAGTGTCAACAATCTGTTTTGCTGGACCATCTACGTCGTCTAATGCTACCCAATTAGCAAGTTCTCTACCAGCTATACCTGTATCACGTAGTTTTTTAAGTAAATCACCTACAACTAAATCAGCTGTTACAACAGTCTGAGCAGACCAAGTTTCAAATACTTCATCACCCATAGGTAAGACAGCTTTTTGCTTGTCAAATAGGTCAGTAAGATACTCCTCTGGAGACATGTCTACAGGTTCTCTACCGTTAGTTATCTTTTGAAACTCGGTTACAGCATCCCGCCAAACATCAGCTAAAGCTTTTCTATCGCCTTTTACAGACTCTAGCTCTACTTTAAACTTCTCATCACTCATTAAACCTTTAAGAGTAGTCTCAACAATCTCATCTGTAGTACCACCGTATCTCGCAATACGCTCTCTTTCAACAGCAGTAGTGACACCACCAGTAGATCCATCTTCAGATCCCCAATCAGTTCTAGTTCTCTTTAATTGTTCTCTAGCTTGTCCGGGTTCAACAGTAGATGTATGAGCACCTTGATGCCTAGCAGCAACAGGTTTGTTCTTATCAGCTCTAAACTCAGTTTCTCCTCTACGGATCTGTGCTAAAGCTTGAGTAGTTGTTTGATCTTCTA